ATATATTTAAGGCGTTCCAATGATTCCATTAATAATTTCAAACATTGTACTTGTATTTGCTGCAGGATACTTTGGATTCCGAGCTTATGTTTTAGCTGGATTATTAGCAGATAGCGATGATTATCATCAGTCTGTAGAAGCATCTAATGAATATATGTATTCTAAAATTTTAGAAGCGTATGCTAAAATGAAAGAACTTGACCGAATTGGTGCTTTTGAAAAAGATGATGAAGCAGGAACAACATTTTCTTTATTAAAAGAAGTAATTGATAATCTTAAAAAGGAATTCGATGGCGAAGAGAGCGAAGAAGAAAAGTAATAATTACTTCACTAAAATAACTGAATTAGCAATTGTCGGTTATAACAAATCAGATAGCAGTGTAACGCGTGAAAAAATATATCGTCGTTTTATTTATCCAGCTTTCATGAAATTAGCTGAAAATTTAATTAATAAAATGAAACCAGATTATATTGATTCTTCATTTCAAGACTTACAAACTGATTTAGTTACCTTTTTAACAGCTCGATTAGATAAATTTAATCCAGAAGCAGGAAAAGCATATTCTTATTATACAAGAACATCATTTAACTATTTAATTGCTGAAAATCAAAAAGGATATTCTAAATTAAAACAAGATACTCAAACAATCAATGTTGATGAACAACGAAACATAATGACTGAAATTCATAATGATGAAATGCAAGAAACTATTCGTTATTTTATGGATGCATACATTGAATATTGTTATGAAAACTTAAATTTAATTTTTAATAATCCTATAGATATACATGTTGCAGATTCAATACTTCATATTTTTGAAACAAGAGACAATATTGAAGATTTTAATAAAAAAGCATTGTATATTTTTATACGAGAACGTACGGGATTAGAGACTACTAATATTACTCGTGTTATTAAAACATTAAAACAGCTTTACGAAAACAAATTTAAACAATACGAATCAACAAACTTCATAAAATTGCCGTTTTGATATTTATATTATATATAAATGTTACAAAATGGATAAAAACGAAGAATTATTTAAAGGCACTACATTTGCAGACTTAATGTCTGATGTCTATCATAACAGCAAAAAGAAAGATCGGCAAATTACTCAACTTATTGCACAATTACAACCTTTAATACGCAATGCATCAGATGCAACAATTATTGTTCCATTAATTAAAGAATATTTAGATGTTGCGGTTAAAAATGATGATCATCTTGTAAAATTAACTGCAATCGTTCAACGATATATTTCTACTAAGCAAACAATTGCCGGAGCTGATTCTTTATTATCAGATGAAGAAAAACAGCAACTTCTTAAAATAGCAGAATCTACTTTAGAAACGGAATTAAATGATGAAATTGAAGATCTACGTTCATTGGATCAACAAGATCACATCATGCAAAATAAAATAGAACAAGCAAAAAATAAACTAAAAGATTCAGATGTATAACGAATACGGTGTTCCGATATCATTTTATATAGCAGAAGTAATTGAAATTATTACTGATGTAAATATCAGATGTAAAATGATTTTCCCGGATCCGAATTGTCCTCCGGTTGACATTGTAAAACCGGTAGATATTAATTCTAAAAAAATTCCGTTATTAGGAGAACATGTATTAATATTTAGAGGTTATGCAAATACGTCTAATGTTAATCAATTATTACCTGAATGGTATTATCTATCTATTATTTCTACTTTAAATGATGTTAATATCAATGCAATACCAGGTTTAAGTAAAACTGGTAATACGAATGTAGCACCAGGTAAAACGTTTAAAGAAAAAATAATATCTCCATTACTGCCGTATGAAGGTGATATCATAACAGAAGGCCGTTGGGGAAATAGTATACGTTTTGGTAGTTCATTTGATACTTCAAAAGTAAATACACAACCAAATTATCGTGGAGATATAGGTAGTCCTATTATTTTAATGTCTAATAGCATTAAAAATCAATCCACCGGAAGTATTGTAGAAAATGTTCAAACAGATGCATCATCTTTTTATTTAACTAGCAAACAACAAATTGTTAATTTAACTACTAATAGGCCTATAACACAAAATATTTCATCAGTATCGAATTTTAATAATTCACAACTAATAGGAGTTGCAGATAGAATTGTATTAAAATCAAAAACAGATTCAATAATTATTGATGCAAAAGACAAAATGGAACTTAATGCAGAAACAATATATATTGGATCATCTACTAATAAAGAACCATTACTTCATTCAACAGCTGTTGTTAAACTATTACAAAAATTAATAGCATTAGTAAAAATTGGATTTGCTGATTCTAGCGGTGTTATATGTACACCTCTTTATGATAGTTTGCCAGAAGCAGATGTTGAAAAATTAATGAAGGAACTTACTAATGATAATATACTTGTAGATGCTTATAAACAAAATACAATTAACACTTAATGGCAATAGGAACTTCAATACCAGCAAATTTAATTAAACAGCAAGGTATGGTTAGTTCGATAAATATTCAATTTGCCAGAATCAATCAGTTATTAGCAAAAGCAATAACAAAACTTTCTGCAATTTGTAATTCGGATACGTTTAACGTTTCAGCTGATATTGCTCAAGAATTAAATGAGTTAAACGGATTAGATGCATCTAGATATCCAACGCAGTTTTATACAGAACTTAATGTATCCGATGAAGATATAACGGGACGTTTAACAACCATACAAGATTTATTAACAGAACAACTTAATGTATTACAAAATCTTAAAGAAGCTCCTAGTGAAGTTCGAAGTGGAAGTATACCTCCAACAAATGATATAGGAGATATTGATGATTATTATGTTGATGTTGATAGTCAAATTATATATGGTCCTAAAACTACAAGCGGTTGGGGTAATGGCATAAGTATCTAATCAATTTTACATTCATTTATATTTATAATAAAAGTTATCATATGGATTCAAAAACATTAATAAAAGCACTAAAAATAGCCGTACGTGATGTTATTAAAGAAGAACTAACTGAAATACTTCGTGAAGGGTTACAATCGACTATCAATGAGATGAAATCTTCATCTCCGGGACCAGTTAGTCGCGTAACAGGAAAACCAGTATCACAGCCATCAGTAAAAAATAAAGTTCAATTTCAAAAAACCGGTTTTGCAAATATTTTAAACGAAACTCCATCACTTAAAGAAGCGTCGCCATCGGTTTCTAGTTTTTCTGAAATGATGAATGAAAACTATCAAGATTTATCATTTACATCTGCAGACGCTGCAGGATTTGGAATGTTGCGAAAAGGACAACAGCCTGCAGGCCCTCAAGTAATGAACGATCCGGAAACGGGAAAAACGTTTGAAGTAGATCCAGTTATTGCAAAAGCAATGACTCGTGATTATTCTGCTTTAATGAAAGCAATAGATAAAAAGAAAGGTAGATAATGGCATATCAAGTAATCGATATATCTGATTTTACTACTAATAATAATGTATTACCATTAGGTATATCGTTTAAAGATACTACATCATTACTGCCGGCAGTTTATGATATTGCAAGACAAATTCAAGAAAATATATCCGATGTCCTATCAACATATCCGGGAGAACGTGTAGGCGATTGGATAACATATGGTTGCAGATTACGAGAAATAATTTTTGAACCAAATGTTAATAATTTAAAATCAGAAATTTCTGAAATGATTGTAGATGCATTTTCTTCATGGATTCCATCTAATGTAGATTTAACTAGTATAGATATAACTACTGCTGAAGATAATCCAAATTTGCAAAATTTAATAGAAATAAAAATTAAATATATTATAAATGGAACTATAAACGGTTCAGTTACTGTATCGGGAACTGAAAGTGGTAATTTAACTGTAACAGGATAAACATGGAAACAAAAAAAGATATTTCATATCTAGGAAAAGATTTTAATCAATTTAGAAAAAATTTAATTGATTTTTCAAGACAATATTTTCCACAAACCTATACAGATTTTTCTCCAGCTTCTCCTGGTATGTTATTTATAGAAATGGCAGCATATGTTGGAGATGTATTAAGTTTTTACTCCGATGTTAATTTACGAGAATCTTTTTTAGAACAAGCTGCGGAACAAGCAAATATATATGACTTATCTAAAAATTTAGGATATAGACCTAAAACAGCTACGCCGGCTCATGTAAAATTAGATGTATTCCAAGTAATACCTGCTTCTGGATCTGGAGCTAATGTTGCCCCAGATTTTAATTATGCATTATCAATCAAATCGGGAATGCGTGTACGATCTACTAATAGTAATACGTCAACTAGATTTCGAACGTTGGATGTAATAAATTTTGCATATTCATCGTCATATGATGCAACGGAAGTATCAGTATATGAAGTCGATCCTGCTACAAATACACCAACATATTTTCTTTTAAAAAAACAAGTTAATGCAGTTTCCGGAGAAATTAAAACACAAACATTTTCTTTTGGATCTCCAATACCATATGATACAATTTTATTAAATGATACAAATATTACTGAAATAATTTCAGTTACTGAAACAGACGGAGACAGATGGTATGAAGTTCCATATTTAGCACAAGATACTTTGTTTGAATCTGTTCCTAATTTAGTAGAAAACGATCCAGAATTGTCACAATATCGTTCTTCAGTACCTAGTTTATTAAAATTAAGAAAAACAGCCAAACGATTTACTACTAGTTTACGTAGCGATAATCGTTTACTAATACAGTTTGGAGCTGGAATTTCTGATAATAATGATGAAGAGGTATTACCAAATCCAGACAATGTGGGAAATGGATTAGCCAATGTACGTAAAACTGTAGATGTTGATATAGACCCGGCAAATTTTCTTTATACTAGAACATACGGACAAGCACCGGCGAATACAACATTAACCGTAACATATGTAGTTTCAAATGGTATTGAAGAAAATAGCCCGGCAAATACTTTAACACAAATTGATAATATTTCATATGATTCTGATATTAATGCAACTACAAATGCTACATTAATTAATTTCTTAAAAACTACAGTAGCAGTTAATAACCCTGAACCTGCAACGGGTGCAAATGGAGCTGAAAGTTTAACTGATATTAAAAATAATGCAGTCGCTGCATTTTCGACACAAAATAGATTAGTTACTCGAGATGATTATATTATTCGTGCATATTCGATGCCGGCAAACTTTGGAAATGTTGCAAAAGCATATATTGTACCAGATGATCAAATATCCCAAGAGTCATATGAGCAAAATAGGATTGCTAATCCATTAGCAATGAATATGTATGTTTTAGGATTCAATGAATTAAAACAATTGGCGCCACTTAATCAGGCAGTAAAAGAAAATTTAAAAACATATCTAGGTTATTATCGAATGTTAACAGATGCAGTAAATATTAAAGATGCATTTATTATTAATATAGGCGTTGATTTTGAAATTTCAGTACTTCCTAATTATAATAGCAATGAAATATTATTGCAATGTGTTGATTCATTACGTACATATTTTGACATAGATCGTTGGCAAATAAATCAACCTATAATTAAATCAGACATCACCACAAGATTAGCAAATGTTAAAGGAGTTCAGAGTGTCATCGGTGTTAAATTTTTAAATTTATATGATGATACATTTGGATATTCTGGAAATGT